TATCTCCTCATACGATTTATAGGGAAAACAATCCAGTAAAGAATCTGGGGAACAATTGAAGACTTCCACTCCAGCAGCCTTTAACTGAGAGGTGGTATCGTTAAAGGCTCGGGCCCAATGCGGATATAAGGAAGGTCCATTTTTGCTTTTTTGCCAGGGGTATCCCGCGTGAAAATTAGTCCTATCTCCCTGGAGTTTGAAATCGTATCCGAGAAGATAAATTGTTTTAGCTCCCTTTAGATAAGCAAAATTGAGGGCGGCGTATCCGCTGTTCATACCATTGCGGATAGTGTCTGGGGATTCGCTTAGTGAGCTGGAGTCGTTCAGTCCTTTTCGATGGGTTCTTTTCAAATAAACCAGGTTAGGGCACGGTATCCTTGGATTAGATTCATCCACAGCCGCATAAACTCTATCCCCCCACATGCGAGGTATCATGCTCAAATTTTCAGCCAACCAAGTATGGTCGAGAGTGATTATCGCATTCGGGCAATAGGTGTGTTTGTAAGAGTCATTAACCGCCACGACAAAATATTTTTGAAATAAAAGCCAGAGTTTTTGTTTATGGGGTATAAGTGAAGGACCACCACCCAAACAAACTACCGGTTTTTTGTCCCAATTCCTTGGTCCGACAGTGCCATAGTCTTGCATGTATTACCTTTATTAATTTTCTAAAATCGGCCCAATATCTCCAGGATTGATGTCGGTTCCAGGAGTTCCTTCTGGATAATGAAATTGTTTTTTCGTGAATGCCGGTTGTTTCAAATCTGTGTCCAGCCTGTCCATCAACGCATCCGATTTTGAAATTCCACCCGCAAAAGGAAGAGAAGTTCGATTAGACGCTTGTCTGAGAAGATCCTCAGCCATGCTGACATAAGCTTTTTGTCTTTGGGAATAGGCCAGTCGTAAATCCCCAACGCTTTTATCTACCTGTCTTGCGTATTTAGAGGCAATGTTCCGAGCCGCATAGGCTGCGGATTTAAAAACATTCGTGTAAAGAGAAATCAAGTAAAGAATCTCGGCATCCTGTAACTGAACGTCGTTCGGATTTGTGTCCTCAACTAGGAAACGGACACCATCCAAAGAAGAGGTTCCAGGATTTCCCGAATAAGAAAAAGACATCTTAGTTTTGGCCCACTAGTTTCGCTGCTTCAAGAGCCTTTTTATCCGCCTCGGCCTTGGCTTCAGCCGCTTTTTTATCCGCCTCGGCCTTATCCGCCAAAGCTTTTTCTACCGCTTTTTCATCGGGCAGATAGGTCATGAATCTTTGATTGAATAAAAGTTCTACTCGACGAGCTGGAAAAGAAGCGTCCGGAAAGACATACTCTCCAGGAAGAATGATCAACTCACCAAGATCGATCTTTTTCTTTGCCACGAACACCTTAACTTTGGGGTCGAATTTCTGGGTAAACCTGCTGTTTGAGGGAGGAAGTCTCTGGAATTTTGGCATTTATTTCTCCTATAAATAAAAATGGGCAGGAACCTTTCGATTCCCGCCCATTATATCAACAAATCCTGAAAACTGCTACTGACTTATTGGACGCAAGTCCCGAAAAACGCGCCCAAATCCGCCGAAACCAGCTTGAAAACATAGGCCATCTGGATTTCAATGCGGTCAGATTCCAGCTTCTCCATGCGGAATTTCTTGATGCGATTCCCCGCAGGACCGGCTCCGAAAAAGCCCGCCCAAGAGAAGGTGTATCCACCGGAAACGGTCCGGACACCGGCTGAAGGAGCCGCGTAAACCAGCAACGCGTCCTTGTCCCCGATAAAGGCGCCGTTGAAGGCTTGCCCTTCTTTAGCGGTGTTGTAGACCGCTTCCATGACATAAATCTTATCGAGGCCCAAAAGAGCCGCGATCATGCCAGTGGTGACCTGCGCCGGAGCCGTGTTGCTATTGGACGAATACTTCACACGGTCGATGAGGTCAGGGTTGTCAACCAATCCGTACCAGGCCGAGGCGCCTAAAACCAAAATGTTTGGTTTCTTGGCGGTCAGTTTCTGGATGGACTTAATCCGCGCACGAATGTCCTCAATCGGCGTGGAGGTGGCGAGATTCCAGAACTGCGTGTTGCTGCCGCTGGAAGCTCCCGATTGTCCGGTCGTGTTGGTTGTCCAAACACCGGCTTTGAAATAGGCGTTGGCCCAATCCAATTCCCGGTGAGTGGCGGCTTGCTGCGTCAAATAGGCCACGGAATCGCGGTCCATGTTCAACACCGAATCCGCATTGGCACGGATTTCATCGGCGATGTCATCGTGCAAAGCGTTCACTTTGCAGAAGAAGCTGTCCGTATCGATACGGTAGCCCCCTCCCGCCGATTCAGTCCCGGGAGCGCGTTCTTTCATATCATCCCGGAAAAAATCCTCGCGCTTGTAGCGGAAGTATAAATCCGAACGGTGCTGTGACGGCACGTTCGGAAATACCTTATCCGCGACGTAAACGCTTGAATCCTGGAGATATGCAATCGAAAGATTGCTCAGGATGGCGTTTACGTGGACGTTATTAATCGTTGGATTAGGCATGGCTCGTAAACCTTTCTTCCCCTAAAGGGGAATATTCGTGACCGTCGTTCTTATTAGCAGCGTTTGTTGCCTAAACGTATGGCCTAAAAATTAGGCCAGGGTTAAATGCAGGCGAACGGGAATGATGTCTCCCGAAACACCGGTAGTCAAAGCGCGGCAAAACCGAACTCCGTTGGTGTAGCTGGTAACTCCACCATTGGTGTCCACTTGACCGGCTTGACCGGCAGTGATGCCATTCGGGCCCACCAACATTTTGGTAACGCCCCCGATCCCGATTTCCCCGACATAGCCGGTGGCCGCAGGATCATCTTGCAACACACCGTCCACAACAGCCCCAGCCGCCGCAACAGCGTACTTACCGCTGGAGTTGAGAGTCATGGCCATGTATTGCGAACTGGATTCATCCGCAGCCACTGGTCCAGAAATCCTAAGCAAAGCCTCTTCGTAAGCCAATGTAGTTCTCCTTATTTTTTGATTCAAACCATCGTTAGTATTGAGCTTCGTTTGTTACCAGGAGTTTCCGACGATTACTCTCCGTCATCCACAGGAGCTGATCTTTTCTCGATCTCGGCCTGTTCGTAGAGCGCCTTGCCTTCCGGCGTGTCGAGAATCTTGGCCATGGCCTGCGCTTTCGAAATCCCTTCCTTCTGGGATTTTTCGATGGACATGGTATCCAGCTTGCCTTGGGCGCCGTCTCCGTTTTCGACATTGGCGTTAGCCTTGCCGATTTCCGACAGTATCTTGGCGTTTTTCTTGTTCACCGCAGCCATGGCCTTCAGCTGGGCAACCAGAACGTTAGCCTCGTCCTTGTTGGATTTGCGGAGGGTGAAAATCGCTTTAGCGATTTCATCCACCTTGGCGATCTTGGCCAAGTCCTTCAAATCCTCGTCGGCGATCTTCTTGATCTCCGTGGTTTCGGCCATCTTGGCAACGGTGGCCTCCAAGGTTTCACGCTTGGCGATTTCGGTCTTCAAGCGCTTTTCCATCTCGTCGGCCTTCGAATCGGCCTTCGAATCGGCCTTCGAATCGGCTTTCGAATCCGCAGACGACTCATCGCTGGGCGACTTGGCGGGTTTCTTCGCCATGTAGGCGTCTTTCTTAGCCAAAGAAAGAACTTCGAACTGTGCCCGTTTCTCGACGGACAAGGTGGCCGCAAAGGCCTCGTGTTTATCGGCCTTGGTCAAGGCCTCCACGATCATCTCCTTGAGGACGCCCACGCGGGAGTCGTTCTTGTCCAGTTTCTCGACTTCCTCGTCCTGGTCCTTCAGGTCTTTCTTGGATTTCGCTTTCGACAAGGCGATGGAAATCTTGCCAATCGAGTCGGAAAGATTTGCACGAGCCTCCATTTTCGTGACAGTTTCTTGCAGATCCTTCACGATCTCCTCAGTAGTCTTCGGCATGTTCTCATCTCCTTTTAAAATTTTAGCGATGTCTTCGGTTTTCATGCCCAAGGCACCTGCTATTTTTTGAAACAACTGCTTTGCATCCTCCCCCACCTTTGAAGCCCGTTTCATCAACACTGAAACAGCGCCACGATTTGCTCCCTTATCAACCAGGGACAGCTCTTTCAGCGTCAACTGCTCAAGCCAATTCGCCATTCAACTCTCCATTAAGCTGGGATACGGACACCTTCACCGCCAAAAGAAAATTCCGCAAAGTCTCCCGACTTTACTTTTTTCCAAAGAGTTTCACTTTCAACTTTGTAGGCCGCAAGCCATCCCTCAATGTGAGCGCCTTTATCATCGCGGATTTCAATGCCGAGAGCTTTTTGAAGAGCATAGGTAAATACCATTGATTCCACAATCTCGCCGCCTTCAATCCCGGGGACGTGCATAAAACCTCCGGCGCGGGAATCGGAAACAAATTCATGGACAGCCTTTAAAAGGACAGCGGGACGAATCATGTCTCCCTGAGTGTCTTCAACAGGAACACCGTTTTTAGTTATGACAGAACCCCAACCCCAAACAACTTGGAGTTCCTCATCAACTTTTAAAATTTTTCCTGATTGATAGACTTCGGGCACTCAATAACCTCAGCAAAAAGAATTTTTGTTGATTTATTGAATGTTTGGGACAGCGGTATTGAAGGTTTGGCCTGCGGTACTAGAGGATTAAATATTAGCACAAAAATCCCCTGCAACCGTACAACTATTTTAGAAACACATTTCCAGCCGGGTCTATGGCCAGGGTTGGGCCTTTTTTGACCTTGTTTTGCTCATAAATCGAATAGGCTATGGCCGACCTTTGAGCCTGGTCCGGATACTTTTTATTAGATTCCGGGTCACCCATATAACGGCCCACGAAGCTTTCTTTGGATTCTTTTGGCATAGGTCTAGGCAATTTTTGCCTCCTTTTTTCGTCTCATTCCCCGATACCCTCCTCTTCAGCTTGTTGGTCTGATTCCCCACCTGTTCCAAACTCATCATTAAAAGTTAAATATACAGTGCAACGATCATTTATATCAAACTCATCCACGCCCGAATCGCCTGGATTCATGACAGGTCCAACTGGTGTATCGAAGGGCTCATCTAACCCCACACCATCAGGCTCATTCATATCTTCAGTGGCCCAATGATCTTCTCTTTCCTTACTATCATGAACTCCAAGCCAATGGCGCCGGGTAATAGCCGGATCCAAATAACCTAAATCTTTTGCTTGGTGCCAAAGATCGTCTTGGCCCTGGATCATGGCGGAATGCAATTCTGATACTGCGATGTCCATTGCCCTCTTATTCAAAAGTGAAAAACCATATTTTTCAACCAGCATATCCACAGCATCTGGATCCGTTTCTTCTGAATTCATTTCCGCCTGCGCGGCTGCGGAATCAATTGCGGAAAGCCTGCGATCTCCTACCGGCGTATACGGGCCCTCTTCTCCACTCTCCAATTGATTTCTAAAATTAATGACCCATTGCGCCTGCTGTTCGGTTAGCCCAACAGAGTCACGTATTTCTCTAGCTATCTGGGGGCCGTCTTTTCCTCCATGAATTCCATCCAAAAGAATTGCCTGCACTGCCTCGGCTTGGTCTTGATTGATTTCTAAAATAAGCTCTGGAATCTCTGCGGCAAGATAATCAACAGCGGACGGATTTATAAGATCCAATGAACCTACCATGGCTTTTCTGGCCAAAGTTTGAAAGCTGTGTTCAGCCGTGTTCCTGGAAACAAAGTTTCCGTTTCGAGTCACGAATCCTTGGTCATAGTCCCGAGCATCTCCTTCAATTCGATTCAGGATATCCGTGTGGGCTTCTCCCTGCTGGGCCGGATGAACTTCTCCGGTATCCAAATGCCGAACTGCGGCAACCATGCCCTCCTTCGAGCGCTGCCTGGATAAAATATCATTGTAAAGGGCATGTGGACCAGAGCCTGGACCGCCCTTAGCAATATGCGGATAGTTTGGTTTAGCCAATCCATTAAACACAGACATTATTTTTGAATTGTATGTTTTTCCAGCTTGTACCCCAGCATGAACTTCTGCCACAAATTCATCTGGACTAGCATACGCATATC